GCGCTGCCTGATCTGAAGATGCTTCAAGCGATGGTAAAGGTTAAGATCAAGCTGATGCACAAGGCCGCTGATCCGCCGCTCTTTCTTAAAGACGACGGCGTTGTTGGTCAGACCAGGACAGTACCGGGTGGCATCACCTATTGGCGCGGCAACCCGAATGACGGCGTGATGCTGCATCCTGTCAGCCTTCAAGGTATCCAAGCGATCTCGCAAGATATCGCAATGCTGAAGGAGCAAATCCTTAGAACGTTTTATGCCGACTTGATGCGGATGACTGATCGCGCGAATATGACGGCGACTGAAGTGGTTCAGCGCACCAACGAGATGATGCGGCTGTTCGGCCCGCTAGTTGGCCGTCTTGAGAGTGAGATGCTGGGACCGCTCGTCAATCGCGTGTTCGGGATACTTTCGCGCGAGGGCCTGTTGCCCGATCCTCCAGAAGAAATCCAGGGCAAGGACTTTGTTGTTGAGTTTGTCAGCCCGGTTGCAACGGCGCAGAAGCAGACCGAGGCCGAGGCAATCATGCAGGCTCTTGGGATCGTGGTTCAGCTTGCTGGCAAGGATTTGGCGCCTCAACTCATCCAGAAACGGATCGACCTCGACAAGCTGATCACGTGGCTGTGGGATCTGTTTAACAACGATCCAGACCTGCTCAAGTCCGAGGAAGACGTGGAGCAGATGAACGAAATGGCCCAGGCAAAGCAGATGCTCGATATGGCCGGGCCGGTTGCTGGACTGCTGAAAGACGGCGCGCAAGGTGCGCAGGCGTTGAGCCAAGTGCCGAGCAACGCGGCGGCCGGCGGTGTCGACGTTGCGAAGCTCATGCAGCAGTTCATGGCGAATGTGCAGTCAGATCCGCGGGCGCAACAGGAAATGGCTGCGCTTGGTAACGGCGAACTTCCTCCTGACATGGACCCAAGCCAGATGGAGCCGCTTGATACCGAGGCTCTGATCCCTGAGATGGGAGGCGCATGATGGCACGACGACCGTCGTCGGGTACCGCAGAAGCCAAGGTCGCCCAGGCATGGCGTGAGATCGCGATGACGCCTCAAGGCAAGGTGGCGCTGGCCGAACTATTTGCTTCGTTGAATGTGTATTCCGAAGTTCACGCCTCAGATCCCATCACAGCGGGCATCGCAATCGGCGAGCGTAACGTTGCGGCAAGGATCGCTCGATGGATCGGGCGCAAGCCGGGTGAGTACGTAGAAACAGCACGTGAAGATATGACCGTGCTCGAGCATCTGATGAATGATGGAGGGTTTTATTGATGTCTGAAGGCCAAGTCGCTGATATGGGCAATGCAGATGCCGCGGGGGCAATGCCGCCCATGGAAAGCGGCGCAACCGATTCGTTGATTGCCAGTCTGGCAGCAGGACAAGCGCCAGCGCCATCGCCCGATTCCGCAGATGGCCTTCTGGCAAAGGCAGTGCAGGACGGTGATCGCCCTGAATACATCCCAGAGAAGTTTTGGGACCCTGACCGGAAGGCGCCGAAGGTGGAAGACCTCGGCAAGAGCTACATCAACCTTGAAAAGCTCGTCAGCCGCGACAAGGTGGTGATGCCGACAGGCGACGATGACGAGGAAGGGTAGGAGCGCGTTGCCCAGGCGTTTCGCCCTGAAGCTCCCGAGAAATACGATTTCGGCGATCGGCCCCAATTGCCGCCTGATCTGCCCTATGACGAAGACGCCGAAAAGTCATATCGAAATTGGGCTTACGCCAACGGCCTGAGCCCGCGCCAAGCGAAACGGCTTTATGAGGGCTTCGTCAAGCAGCAGGTCGAGCGGCATGCTCAGTTCGTTTCCCGCCGCAACGAGGAACGCAAAGTTGCTGTCCATGCACTGCAGCGCGAGATGGGTGAAACCTATGATGCCCGCATGGGGCGGATTGGCCGGATGAAAGATCGCTACGGCGATCCCGACTTTACGAACTTCTTGAATGAGACCGGCATCGGCAATGATCCAAGGATGGTGCGTTTTCTCGATCGCATCGGCCAGGACATGGAAGGCCATACACGGCTGCAAGGAAGGCCTGAGGCACAAGCTAAGCCGCAGGATATCCAGCAGGCCATTTATGCATTCAATTCGAAACATGAAAAGGCGCTGTTCGACAAGTCGCATCCGGATCACGACCGGCTTGTTGCCGAGCGCTCGAAGCTGTTTGAGGCTCTTTACCCGGATTCTGCTGCATGACGATGCACGAGATCCGGTTGAGATGCCTCGCACTTGCGGACCCTAAACTCGCTAATCCAGACGTGGATAGGTGGGTTGAGCGGGCGCGCAAGCTGGAAGCCTATGTGACCGAGGGACAAGGCGTTGAGCCCCCCATGAAACGGCGCGGAAGGCCTCCGAAGGTAAGGGACGATAATCCGGCTGATGCCGGCCCGGACCAAGCCAACTTGAGTGACCTTGCGTCTAACGATCCGGTTCGGCCCGCTCACTAGCGGACAACCAACAACCAGCGATCGACGAACATCATCAATTTCAGCCATGGGGGGTTTGGATGTCTATCCAGATCACGACGGCGTTCGTCGAGCAATACAAAGCGAACGTCTATCACCTTTCGCAGCAGAAAGGTTCACGTCTTCGGCGCTCCGTGCGTGTCGAAACGATCAACGGAAAAAGTGGTTTCTACGAGCAGCTGGGTGCAACCTCGGCCCGCAAGCGCACATCGCGCCATGCGGACACGCCGCGGATGGATACCCCGCACGCTCGTAGGCGTGTGACGTTGGATGATTACGATTGGTCCGATCTCGTCGATGGCGAGGACCAGATCCGTATGCTCATCGATCCAACGTCTCAATATGCCGAGGCTGCAGCGTTCGCGATGGGCCGCGCCATGGATGACGCCATCATCGAGGCGGCAACCGGCACGGCATATACGGGCGTCGATGGTTCTACTTCGACCGCGTTTGACACGGGCATGGTCGTCGATGTTCAGACGGTGTGGCCCGGCGTTTCGGCGGCGGACACTGGTCTCAACGTGGCAAAGCTGCTCGAGGCCAAGAAACTGCTCGGCGCCAACAACGTCGATCCTGATGACGACTGCTGGTGCATCGTCAACAGCCGGCAGATCAAATCGTTGCTCATGGACACTCGGGTTTCGAGCCATGACTACAACGCGATTAAGCCGCTGGTGTCTGGCCAGATCAGTCAGTTCGCAGGATTCAACATCATCCCGACAGAGCGCATTGGCGTCGATAGCAACAGCGATGACAAGGTTCTGTTTTGGGCCAAGGGTGGCATTCTTCTCGGCATCGGCAAGGACATCATGACCAGGATTTCCGAGCGCGATGACAAGAACTACGCAACTCAGGTGTTCGCATGCATGTCGATCGGCGCGACGCGGATGGAAGAAGCCCGCGTTGGGTACATCGAGTGTGATCCGGGCGCCAACCCTGAAGCCGATGTCTAAGGTCTGATCTGAAAGGAGCTAATAATGGCTACTCAATACGGCTCCCGGATTATGACCGGGCTGCTCAACTCGACTACTAGGTCACTGGCTGATGCTGGTGAAGGTGGTGGCCGGGTCAAGGTGTGGGTCGAAACGGTCGAGATGACGGCTGCATCAGCTGGTGAGGTTCTGAGCCTTGCTGTGGTTCCGTCTAATGCTCGTCTGCTCGGTATGTCCAAGCTCTACTTCGATGATCTGGCTTCGACCGGATCGCCGACGCTCGATATTGGATTCACGCCGCTCAAGACTGGCGATTTCACCGCTGACCCCGACGCGCTGAACGACGGCATCGACGTCGCTTCCGCCGCCGGCTCGGCATCGGTGATCAAGGACATCGCGAACTACGGCAAGGCTGCTTGGCAGTTCGTGAACGGCCAGACGTCCGATCCGAAGTGCGACATGCACTTGATCGCCACACTGGCGGATGCAGCTACCAACGCGACTGGAACGGTCACGCTGGAGCTGTATTTCGCATACGACTAAGGAGGTGGGGGCTTCGGCCCCCATTTTCATATGACTAGGCGATATCTTCGAACGAAGCGATCCGTCGAAATCAAAGCCGTGACGGCCAAGGAGGCAGAACGGCTGCGGGCGGAATTGCAGACGGCGCCTGCTGCGGTCAAGCCAGATGAATTGATCGTGGCGAATGCGTCGTCAGCTGCAATCACGACACACACGCATACGGCATCGGAAGTGACGGATTTCAACACCGCCGCTGATGCCCGGATTTCTAACGCCGTTGGCGCAACGGTGCAGGCCAAGATAACTCCAGGCTCTGCCATTCCTGACGCATCGGGCGGCGCAACGGTGGATGCGGAAGCCAGGACAGCGCTGAACAACCTGCTCGCCATGCTACGCACACAAGGGCTCTTGAGCACATGAGCGCAACGTCAGAAACCGAAGTCTGCAATCTTGCTCTTACCCGCATCGGGCACAACCAAATCACAGATATATCGAGCGACACCAGCAAGGCGGGCGATCTGTGCCGACTTCATTTCCCTCGCACTAGAGATGCGGTTCTCAGAGCTCATCCGTGGAACTTTGCAGTGCGCAGGGCGGCATTGGCTGCATCTACGACAACGCCAAATCACGAATACACCTATGCATTCACCCTGCCTTCAGACCCCT